GAACACTCAACTACTAAAAAAGAAAAAATAAACATTTTAAGACGATTTGATAATATTCAGACATTACAAGAATCTAAAAACTTGTATTCTGCTATTAACAATGAATTATCAAAAGATTCAAATTCGTCTTTAAATGAGTCTGTTAACCGTAAGATTTCAAATGTTGCGTCAACAGGTTCATCAGCTAACTTAATTGAATCAAAAACTTATGAAAACCCTCAATTTTTGAGGATGAAGGATTTGATGGGTAAATTAGGTTAATAAATTAAATAAAAAAAAATAGAAAATGGGAGCATTATTAGAATCAGGTCTTGTTGGTAATATTGGGTTAAAACACCTTAAAGTTATCAAAGAAGACACAATTAACAAATGGGATAGATTAGGATTCCTTGAAGGCCTTAAAGGTCACCTAAAAGAAAACGTAGCACAGTTATATGAAAACCAAGCTTCTTTCTTGATTAACGAATCAACTTCTGAAACTTCTAACGGAGCGTTCGAAACTGTTGTTTTCCCTATCGTAAGAAGAGTTTTCTCTAAATTGTTAGCGAATGATATCGTATCAGTACAAGCAATGAACTTACCAATCGGTAAATTGTTCTTCTTTGTACCTCGTATACAAGGGTATAATTCAGACCCTGCAATTGCCAATCCAGGTGGAACTCACTATTCTCCAATCGGATCTCCACAAGCAATTGCTGATGGTAATAATGATCCTAACCAAGGATATCCAGGTGGACCAGGAACACCATACACTAAAAATCTTTATGATTTATTTTATGAAGGTAATGAGGCAGGATTAGATCCTCCAGGATTGTTCGATTACTCAAAAGGTCAGTGGACTGCGGTAACTCAACCGGCTATTGCACAAGTATGGTCAGGTTCAAACTTAGTTGCAGCGACTAACCAATTTGACGGTGAAGTTACAAGAAAAATGATTGTTAAACTTTGTGGATTTAATAACGCAGGTGTTGGTAAATTAATAGGACCTGATGGTAACGAAATCGATACTGAAACTTTCTTATCAGATCTTAAAATCGTTGCAGACTTAAGTGTGTTAACAGGATCTACAGGTTGTCCTAATTTAGATGAACTTGGAAATACAAATTTATCCGCACCATTATTATTTAGAGTTGTTACTCAAATTTATGGTAAAGGTATTGTACAACCTACATCATCATCATTCCAAACTACTTACCCAACTAACGGTAACGGTGGTTCTTTCAATGACATTTGTAGCCAAGATGGTTGTATCTATTTAGAAGTTGATCTTTCTTGTCCAGCATGTGCTGATTGTGGAGCAACTACATTAGATGGTTACACAGGAACAACAATTGGTGAATTAACGAATAATACAGCCACTTTAGGATCATCTCCATTCCAAGCTGTTTATAGAAGATATAAAAGTTTAGAATTCGAAGATCAAATTGGTGAAGTTTCTTTTGACCTTGAGTCAGTTACTGTATCTGTTACAGAAAGAAAACTAAGAGCACAATGGTCTCCTGAATTAGCACAAGACGTTGCAGCATTCCATAACATCGATGCTGAAGCTGAATTGACGGCATTGTTGTCAGAACAAGTTGCAGCTGAGATCGACCGTGAAATTTTACGTGACTTACGTAAAGGAGCGGCTTGGAACCTACGTTGGGATTACAACGGATGGAGAAGACTACAATTAACTACATCTTATACTCAAAAAGATTGGAACCAAACTTTGATCACTGCGATCAATCAGTTGTCGGCACAAATCCACAAATCTACTTTAAGAGGTGGAGCTAACTGGATCGTTGTTTCTTCTGAGGTTTCTGCAATCTTTGATGACTTAGAATACTTCCACGTATCTAACGCATCTCCTGAGCAAGATCAGTATAACATGGGTATTGAGAGAGTTGGTACTTTGTCAGGACGTTACCAAGTTTACCGTGATCCTTACTTCCCACCAAACACAATTTTGATCGGACACAAAGGAACATCATTGTTAGACACAGGTTACATCTACGCACCGTACGTACCTCTACAATTAACACCTACAATGTACAATCCG